AAAGCTTTGGATGAAGAAATTCAAAGATTAAATAAAGAATCCTCAGACAGCCCTTATGTAGGATTATTTAGAAAAGACGAGCGTACTAGCCGTAAAACAGGAAGAAAGTATACCGTAAATGTTGTAGATAACTTTTTAGATATCGGACATGAAGATAAAAGTGCAGTGTTTCTTCAAAGAGGTAGAGAGGCTGAAGCAGCTCTACTTCAGTTCAGCGCAGCAAGTGACGCTGCTCAGTCTTTTATTAGTGAGCTATTACAAGACTTTAATGTAGTCTTAACTCCAGAAAAAGGAAAACGAGGCACTATACGAACAGTAAGAGCTACTTTACAAAGCAAGTGGTTTAATAGAAAGCAAGCCAAGATTGAAAAAGAACAAAACGAAAAGATTGAAGAAATACTTGCAAAACTTGCTTCTCAGATAGAGTGGGAAAAGGAAGAAAGTTCAGACTCTCCTCTTCAAGTAATAGAAAAACGAATGCTAAATGATTTACTTTTAATTGTAAATGATAATAAAGCAACAAGAAGAGCAAACTTTAAAAAACAAAAGATAAAAGATCCTGTTAAAAAACCAGTAAAAAGTAAGTCTAGAAGAGCAAAAGCAAGTATTGCCCCAGTAGTAAAAGATAGTAAAAAAGTAGTTGTAGGCGGAGGTTCTGCGGGCCAAAGAAATCAAGAATCTCAGGTTTCTATAAGCGTACTACTTGGACTTTTAAATAGGGATTTAAATAAAGTTGTTCAAAGGAACATGGGGTTTCCTGCGCTAGAAAACAGAACAGGAAGATTTGCAGGAAGCGTAAGAGCTGTAGATGTTACAATGACTCCAAAAGGCTTTCCTAGTATAGGATATACTTATGAAAGGAACCCTTATGGAGTATACGAATCTTCTAGCGGAACAAGATTTTCAAACGCTGAAAGAGACCCTAGAAAATTGATAGATGCTTCAATTAGAGAAATAGCGGCTCAATATATGCAAACTAGAATATTTACAAGGAGAGTGTAATGGTTGACAATAGAAATTATACCTCTCGAAGATCAAATATACTGCGTGCTTTAGTAACGAAACTAAAAGATATTGATGGGTCTGGAGCATTTTTAAGTGATTTAGCTAATAATGTTGAACCTCGTCTAAAGTTTTGGGACGAAATTGCAGAATTTCCTGCTGTTCATTTAAATGCGGGCCCAGAAACTAGAATCTACCAAGCAGGCGGCTATAAAGATAGATTTTTAAGTGTAACAATTCGTTGCTATGTGTCAGACGATGAAGATGCTACAGAAGCATTAAATGTTTTAATGGAAGATGTAGAGACTGTAATCGAAAATAACTCTAGATTAAAATATTATGACGCTATGAATAACGAGTATAATGCACAACAAATTACCGTTGTTAGTATTGTAACTGACGAAGGAGTTTTGGAACCTTTAGGAGTTGGAGAAATTCAGATAGAGGTTCGTTATTAGAAAATACTGGCACGAACAAATGTTCACGTCCAAGTCTTTTCAAGTTTCATAGGAGATAAACTATGGCAGTCGATACTTTATATTTTAGTAGAGACACTAAAGTGTACGTTAAAGTTGGCTCTGCAGTCTGGGAAATCCCTGTACTTGACGGATTCAGCTTTTCACAAGCAAATAACTCAACAGAGGTAACTCTTGCCGAAATGGAAGATACTTCTGGAAATAGTAAGCGTGGACGACGAGTATTTAACGATTCACTCGCACCAGTAGAGTGGTCTTTTAGCACATACGCACGTCCTTTCCTTTCTGCAGCTTCTGATACTGCAGGTAATGCAGATAAAGATGGTACTCGTAACCATCACGCTGTAGAAGAAATTCTTTGGGCTTTGATGGCCGGCGCGGCTACTTACACAGCACCTACTAGTTCTGTAGCTGCTGCATTAACGGGTGTTACTTACAATGATAACACTAGTCCCGTCTCTCTTGCGACGGATATGACTATCGTAGACTTTAATAGCTCAAACAAGTCAACTTTGGGTACTGCAGAAATCTTCTTCTCTCTCGATGACGGTGGAAGCAATCCCGTAGTTTACAAGTGTACTGATGCAGTTGTAAATGAAGCTTCTATTGACTTTGATGTAGACGGTATTGCAACTATTTCTTGGTCCGGCTTTGCTCAGACTCTTGCTGAAGACTCTAAGCCAACTCGCACAGTATTTGAAGCAATCAACTCAACAAACAACTACATTCGTAATCGTTTGACTCAGCTTGCAATTACTGCAGGTGACACAAGTACTTTCCCAGGTTCTGGCAGTGGTGTTTATACACTAACACTTACGGGCGGAAATATTACAATTTCAAATAATATTTCATACTTAACACCAGAGACATTGGGGGCTGTAAACTTACCAATTGGTCACGTTACTGGCGCTCGTTCAGTAAGTGGTTCGTTTAGTTGTTATCTTGGTCTTGATTCTAATACAAACACAGGCACTTCTACAGACTTCTTTAACGATCTAACATCAAGTGCTGCTCGTACTAAAGTCGTAAACAGCTTTGACTTAACTTTCAAGGTTGGAGGAGATACAGCAGAAACTCCTGTTTACCACTTTAATTTCCCAACGGCTCACTTCGAGATTCCTGCACACAGTGTAGAAGACGTAATTTCAATTGAGACAAGCTTCCAGGCACTACCCTCAACAATTGGCGAAACTGACGAAGCTACTATTAAGTTTCACGGAGTTACTCCAGACTAATAAAAATAATGATTTACAAGGGGCTTCGGCCCCTTTTCTTTACTCCTGTAAAAAATAACTCTTGACATCTCACCTCCTTTCACCTATAATTACAGAATACAAATTTACACTCTCAAAGGACACAAAATGAGCGATTCACCTATTTCTTTAGCGAGTCTTATGACTCCTAGCAAAACAGTTTCAATTGACTTTCCAGGTTATTCTGGTATGTCAGTCGATGTGTGCTACTTAGCTCGAGAAGAGCTACTTAAACTTCGTAAAAAATGTGTTAGCACAAAGTTTGATAAAAAGACTCGTCAACCCGAGGAAGTACTTGACGAAGAAAAGTTTCTTGTCGAGTATTGTAAAGCAGTAATAAAAGGATGGAAGGGCTTGAAGTTTTCATACCTAGAAGAGCTTCTTTTGGTAGATGTCTCGGCCTATGATCCTAATGATGAGCTTCCTTACACGCAAGAAAATGCAGAGCTTCTTATGAAGAACTCAAATGTATTTGATACGTGGGTCACTGAAACAGTAGGTGACCTTGAAAATTTTACTGGGAACAAATAGAGGAGATTAACTCCCTATTAAATCGTTATGTAAAAGAATCACAGTCTAACTTCGATGTAAAGAAGTATTTAATGCTGTGTGAACAACTAGGCCAAGAACCAGACCCTACTAAAATGCCGCTCGAGCTTTCGGATTTTCCCGAAGAAGTTCAAGTGGCATTTTTTATGTTTAGTCTGTTACCGGACCATTGGGAAGGAATGAGTGGAACATATATGGGAAAATATTGGGATGGGTTAGACTACTTTTTTAAAGTATATGAAGTAGAAAATCAAAAAGTAATTCTGTATTTAATGAAACTATATGAAAACATATTAGTTTCTCACAGAGCAGAGCAATCAGAGCAAAAACGAAAAGCAGAAGAGCGTAGAGCTAAAAGCGGCGGAAAAACATACGCCCATAATATAAAAGGCTAATGGCAAAGAAAATTACAATTGATATTGAAGTCAATGGCAAGATGCAGAAAGCCACTGTGTCTGCTAAAAAGTTACGATCTGCTTTAGATGACGTAGACAAAGGACAGAAAAAAGTAGGTAAGTCTGCAGGAGAGACTGATAGACGACTAAAAGGAGCTGCGCAAGCTACTGCTAATGGAACAAAAGAATTTGCAAAAATGTCCCAAGGCATGGGAGGCTTAGTAGGTATTTATGCAACTATTGCAGCTCAAGTATTTGCAGTCACAGCAGCTTTTCAGTTCTTAAGAAATGCTATGGAGTTTAGCAACCTTATAGCAGGTCAAGAAGCTTTGGCTGCCACAACAGGTATTGCTTATAAAACAATGACTGGAGCAATTCAAGACGCAACAAATGCTCAGTTAGGCTACCAAGCAGCCGCTCAAGCAGCAGCAATAGGTACTGCGTCAGGTCTTTCTGCAAGTCAATTAGAAGGGCTTGCCAGAGCAGCAAAAAATGCTTCAGTAGTTTTGGGAAGAGATTTAAATGACTCTTTCGATCGCTTAATACGAGGTACTACAAAAGCTGAACCAGAACTTTTAGATGAATTAGGTATTGTGCTGCGTTTAGCGCCCGCCACGGAAAAATATGCTGTTGCGATAGGAAAAGCAGCAGGAGACCTTACAGCATTTGAGCGAAGCCAAGCTGTAGCAAATGAAGTCTTGGAGCAAGCAGAGCGAAAATTTGGGGATGTAGAAAAACGAATTGATCCAACAACTGCTTCTCTTAATCAGTTTTTTAAAGCATTCGAAGATATAAAAAATACTATTCAAACTACTATTGCAGGGCCTATAGCAGCTATTGCTTCTTTTTTAAGCGATAATATAGTAGCCCTTACAGGTGTTCTTGCACTATTTGCTACAAGTATTGCTCGTCTACTACTTCCTAACATTGCCGATTGGAGAGCTTCTTCTGTCGCAACAATCGAAGAAAATAAAATACGTCTTGCTGAACTGCGTGCATCTCTTGATGCCACTAGAATGAAATATGACGCTTTAAGTGTATCAGAAGGAGATGCTCTTAAAAGAGGCTACGCTCTTATGGGAGCTAAAAAAGCTCCTAATACAGGAGCAGGCGCATTTTTAGCTGGCAACGTATCTGGAGGCAGAGCACGAGCAGCTGCAGACAAAGCGTTAAAACACGCAGAGAATCAACTAAAAGAAGGCATAAAAACTCGAACAGGATTGTTAAAGGATTTTTCAGAGACAGAAATAACAGAACTTCGCAGAACTTACAATATACGAGCGGGATTGTTGGATGCAGGAGACAAAGATTTTAAACGTTCTATGGACGCTCGAAAATTAGAAGCAAAAATGCTCGGGCTAGAGCTAGAAACTCAAGGAGAAAAAGCAAGTGGTGCATTTGCTCGAGTTTCAGGAGGAATAGCAAGAGCTGTAGGGCTTTTAGGAAGGTTAGTAACTGCATTTAGCCTACTAGGGCTAGCTTTTAGTGTTGTAACAAGTATTTTTGGTTTCTTCAATAAAGCTAATGAAGAAGTTCAAGAAATGAATAAAGAACTAGATAAAGCTACAGAAAAATTTAAAACTCTAAATAATGAGCTTAAATTAGCCTCTACTTATAGAGAAGGCTTTGTTGATATAGGATCTGCAGCTTCAGGAAAAGCGGGTTCAGTTATAAGCTTAGATATTGAAAGTACTATTAAAAAAATGAAACTTCTTGAAAATGAAACTGCTCAAGCAGCAAAAGGGTTCGACAACTTTAAAACAGCTTTAGGAGTAACTGCAGAAGAAGCATTTAAATTAGACGAAAGATTCAAGCCTTTACTCGATGCCCAACAAGAAGGTAGAGCTTTACGGGTAGATGAAATAAAACAAGTTCGCCAAGTTGCAAATGAGTATGGAACTTTGTATAATGCTTTCAGTCAAGGAAAGCAAATGACAGATGCTACAAATGGTGCTGTAAGTAAATTAATTGGAAACTTGCAAAAACCTTTCGGGTCAGAAGCGCTAAATGCTATTTCGGCAGAGTTAGATAATATAAATGCAACGTCTGTCACATTAGGAGAAGAACTGACTGCATTAAATAAGAAGGAGCCAAAACTTACAACTTTAAATAGCGGCGTTGCAATGTTTAACGATCAGCTTGTTAAGTTCGACGACAATGGAAAAGCTCTTACAGAAGGCGCAAAACAATTTGTAGAAGCACAAAAAGCTCATACAGCAGCAGTAGAAGAATCAAATGAAGAGCTACAAGAACAAGGAAAAAGAAAACAGTATTTACTTAAACTTCAAAAAAACTTAAACGCCGCAGTAATAAAAATTAAAGAATTAAGAGACAACGAAAACACAGCTCTTCTTGAGGCTGCAAAAATGAAAACAGTAGGTATAACTATTGACCAAAAACAAGCAAATATAGATGCCGCTAGAAAAGAAGAAACTGTTTCTACAAATAAACTAAAAGAAAAACAAGCTTTGTTAGATGCTCAAATTAAAACCATATTAGAAGAAGTTGGACAAAATGAAGAAAAACTGTCCGAAGAGAAAAAAGGGCAGCTTGCTACCGCAAGACTCGCATACACTCAGACAGAAGCTGATATAAATTTACAAAATGAAGCAAATAGATTGGCAGAGCTTCGTAGAAAAATAGAAGAAAGAAAGTTAGAGTTTCAAAAAGTACTTAATAAATTAAAAGAAGAAGAAATAGCAAAACAAATTGCATTAAATGAAGCTACTTTAAGAGAAAAAAGAATTCGTGCAGGATTAGGAGGGCAGTTTGGATTTAATCAAGCAGGGGCTGCAGCTGAAGCACAAGCACAGCGACTACAACAAAATATAAATACAGCGATGCAAGCAGAAAAAGCAGCTATTGCTTCGGCAGAAGAAGCTGCAGATGCATACTTAAGCGGACAAGGTACGCGCTCCGGAGCTTTAAGTGCTATTCAAGGTATGACTTCAAGCATAAATGCACGACGACAAGCACAGCTAGAGTTAGAAATATTTAATGATAGAGGAAATGCTTTAGTTCGAGAGTTACAAACTCAACTTGAGCTAACGAATGCACGCAGAGCAGCTCTTTCTTTAAATCCTATAGAACAAAAGTATCAAGAGTTTTTAATTAGTGCAAAGTCTAAAGGCATAGTTTTAACTGAGGAGCAAAAGTCAGCTGTGCAAAGTTTGATAGAACGACAAGAAATTGCAAATAGACTATTAGCTGCACAAAAAGATATTTACACGTCTATTGAGCAAGGAATGACAAGTGCTTTTACTTCTATAATTGACGGAACACAAAGTGTAAAAGAAGCATTCTTAAGCATGGGACAATCTATATTACAGGTTATTGCAAGAGTAATTGCTGAAATGGTGGCTTTAATGATTCTTAGAAGTATTATAGGATTAGGAACTACTACTGCAGGAGGCGGAAATGTTGTTCCCGACACAACAGTACGAGATAGATTTGGGTATGTAACTCAAACAACTGCAAGATATGGAGGAGTATTCTCAAACGGTAAAAAAGTAGAAGGGTATTCTGCTGGAGGAATTGCAAAAGGCTCTCAAGCAGGTTATCCTGCAGTGCTGCATGGTACAGAAGCAGTAGTACCTCTTCCAAACAATAAATCAATTCCTGTAGATTTACGGGGAGCAGGACAGCAAAATAACGTAACTGTAAATGTTGCAATAGACGGGCAAGGAAACGCAAAAGAAAATAGTCAAGCCGACAGTAATGAAGGAGCTAATCTAGGGTCTGCGATTGCAGCAGCAGTACAAAAAGAACTTTTAAATCAAAAACGTGCAGGTGGAATACTTAATCCGATGGGAGTATCATAATGTCTACGTTCAGTTTTACAATCTCTGCTTCTGATGTGAATAGTTTAAAAAATACTACAGGACAGTCCGCGTTTGAGGCTACAGCGGATCGAGGAATGACTCGAGCTTCAAAACACCGTGTATTGACAGCAAAGTTTGGAGACGGTTATGAACAGAGAGTTTTAGACGGTATAAATACAAAAGACGATTCTTTTAATTTATCTTTTAATAATCGTACTGCTGAAGATATAAACTTAATTGCTGCTTTTTTTGATGATAGAGCAGCAAAAAATTTCGACTTTACGGTAACAGATACTTTTACGGGCGGAAATCTTTCTAATACAACAATAAAAGTTGTGTGTGATACATACGACATAAACTATGTTCGAGAAAATTTTCATTCTCTTACATGCACATTACGAAGAGTATATGAGCCATGAGTGATATAATTGATACAGTACAATTGCAAGAAACTGACAATGCTTTAATAGTATTATTTGATATTACTTTACCAAGTGGAACAGTAGTAAATTTTTTTGATGGTCTTGATGACGGTACAACAAATATTTATTTTCCTCAAAAAGAAATAGACGGCTCTATATACCCATTGAAAGAGTATATAGCAATACCTATACAAATACAAGGTATTGAATTTTCAAGTTCTGGAGCCTCTAATAGGCCTACGTTAAGCGTAGCAAATATACCTGTTCTTTCTAGAAATATTTCTAATAATTCTGACGGCATAGACGACGAAGAAAGTATACTTGATATATTAAACTCTGAAGGAATTACTAATAATGAAGACTTGTTGAATTCAAAAGTTGTAGTAAGAAGAACTTTATTATCTAAGACTTATACTTCTTCAGATTCCGCTCCTAGCTCTTCTCCTGTTGAGTTCCCTTCTCAAACATACGTAATTGATAGAGTATCTTCAGAAAATAACGTATTAGCGGAGTTTGAGTTAGCAACCCCTATGGATATAGAAGGAGTTCTTTTGCCAAATAGAGTTGTTATTGGAAAATACTGTCCTTGGAAATACCAAGGACATTTTTACCCTGACAGGTCTCAAGATCCTGTAACAAATTCTAAAGACGGAGGTTGTACTTGGCCCTTAGATAGTAGAGGAAGATTTTTTGACAAAGACGATAATATAATTACTAAAAATATATCTTCTATTCCAACTTACAATTCAAGTACTCAAAACACTTCAAGGTCTGTAGGGTACAAAACAAAAACAGTTAGAGACGGGCACACAGAGATATGGGAAGCTATAAGATCAGTTCCTGCAGAAACATTTAATGGGCAGCATAACCCTACTACTTCTAGAGGATATTGGAAACGTTTAGATGTATGTGGTAAAACTTTAAACTCTTGTAAAATTCGTTTTCAGGGAAATAACTCAAACGAAGATTTAAATACTTCTTATGCACTACCGTTTGGAGGTTTTCCAGGAGCAAAGCAGTTTAGATGATAGAAGAAATTAAAGCACACTTTGATGCAGAGTACCCTCAAGAAGGTTGTGGAATAATTGGGATAGTAAAAGGTAAAAAAAGATGGTTTCCTTGTAAAAATGTAGCAGAAGGCAAAGAAGACTTTATTATGTCTTCTGAAGATTGGTTTGATGTAAAAAAGCAAGCAGACATTTATGCAATTGTTCACAATCATATAGACAGTAGTAACGAACCTAGCGAAAATGATATAAATAATTGCAATGCACTCGGAGTACCGTACTATATTTTTAGCTATCCAGACCTAGAACTAAACATCTTAGAGCCAAAACAAAACTTTAATCCTCTTATAGGAAGAGATTATAAATTTGGTGTTAGCGATTGTTTTGAAGCTATGAGAGATTGGCTAAGTAATGAAGGTATAAACATACCAAAAAGAGCAGCATTCGAAGACGATTGGTGGTTAAAAGGATTAGATTATTTTACTGAAGAAGTAATAAATGAATGGGGATTTAAAAAAGTAACTTTTCCTCAAAAGAATGATTTATTGGTCTTCGCAGTAGAAAGTTCCGTTGGAAATCATTGTGGAGTTTACTTGACAAATGATATATTTTTCCATCACGCAGAAAACAGACTTTCTTGTAGAGAGTCTCTTTACCCTTTCTGGGGTAAGCATCTTATAGGAATATATAGACATGAAGCGTAAAGTATATTTAGAAGGAGAGCTTGGAGATAAATTCGGAAAAGAATTTACTATGAATGTAAGTTCTTTTTCTGAAGTATTTCGCTGCTTAGAGTGTAACTATCCTGAGATACGAAAGTATTTAATAGATTGCCAAGAAAGGAATGTAGGTTTTGTGTGTAAAATTGAGGATACTCCTTTAAATAGTGAAACAGAACTTTTACTCCAATACGGAAAAGGGGATATGCTAATCACGCCAGTTCCTGCAGGTTCTAAGGGAGCAGGAAAAGTAATTCTTGGAGCTGTTCTGATTTATCTAAGTTTTCAAATACCTGGATTTTCAGCAGCAGCAAAAGCTCTGGCGGCAGGAACAAAAGTAGGCGCATCAGGATATGCTGCTTTAACAGCCACTGCTCTTGTTGGAAGTATAGGTGTAAATCTTGCAATGACGGGTATTTCAGAAATTTTAGCCCCCGACCCCAGTGTAGACAACGACCAAGATGAAAGTTACCTGTTTCAAGGTACGGGACAAACTCTTATTGAAGGAGACCCTGTTCCAGTTTTATATGGTAAACTCAGGGTTCCGGGAAGACCAATAAGCCTCCATGTTCGAAATGAAAGATTAAATTTTTACGATCATGGCGGAGTCTTAATGGACTCTCCTGCTGATACCGATAATCCAAACACTGTTCCAGGCCCGGGAGACAACCCAGAATGGCCCCCAAGCCCCATACGTAATTTACCGGGTTTTTAAAGTAAAGGTATATAAATGACAATTAACATTCCTACTACAGATTTTTTAGGCAGTGGATTAAACCCGAACGGACTAACTCCTCGAGGAGCGACTGCGCAAAATGTAAATGTAACTGATTTAATTTGCGAAGGTCCAATTCGAGGTTTAGTAAATGGAAAAGCTGGACTACACTTAGATGATGTTTCGGTAGAAGATGCAAATTTTACTCAATTTACTTCATATCAGCCTCCTGGAGATGCTCAAAGTTTTTCCGGAAATGTAACTTTTTCTGGTACGGCTGTAGGAACACTTTCTGATGAGTTAGATATATCAGAGCTAGAGCTCGATGAAAACTCTCCTCGTTCTATTACTCTGCAAAACTATAAAACTACGACTGCAACAGTAACAAATACTACAGTACCCTCCTCTGGCTCTGGACTAATACTTACTTTGACTGCGACTTCGGGTACTCCTTTTGATACTACTTGGAACTCGGGGGACCAATTAAACGGAAAAGCATTTGCTACTGTTTATTTAATTCAAGACGATATTTCAATCTTAGGTTTTTTCTATGCGGGCGTCGGAAATTCTATATCTGTTATAACATGGGGTGTAACTCCTCCTACAACAGGTACTTTTACTGTAGTTGTTGATTATACCATAAATATAACAAATATTAACTCAGCTAATAACCAAATAACTTTAGCAACCTCTCCTGCTTCGGGGTCGTATAAATTTATTATCGGAGCACAAACTTCAATTGATGACAATGGAGAAGTTGCAGCGGGACAATCGTCTGTTGTTAGTAAAATTCATAAATTAAATATTGATTTTAGAAAAGGAGACCTTTATCAACCTGTTACTTCTTCTACAGGAGGAGTAGGAGGTGCTGTAGCAGTCGTAGGAAACACAAGTCTTATTAGCGGACCTCAAGAATTAAAAATTATAAGTCAAACTCTAGCAGACAGTCTCGGAGTTACTATTTTTGATAAAAATGGTCTTCCGAATATAAATGGAAGTAAAGATTTTCCAGGCAACCCAGATTTTTCAGTAATGGCAGATTCAGTTACTGTTTTACCAAGTAGTGCTTTTGGCTTAGACACTGCGGTAAAAATTACAGAAGCAGATGAAATTGGGTTTAGTATAAAGTATCCCGCATTTCAAGTAATTAATTTAGAAAAAGGTGACAAGGAAACTGCATACGCATTTTATGTGATGCAGATTCGTTTTGAACAAAATGGTTCGTACGGTTCTTGGAAAAGTTTATTTCCAGGAGATACTTATGTAAGGCATTCTGCAAATACAAATGCTCCTGTCTCTTTTGACCATGATATAAACTTAGATGGATATAGAAATATAGTAGGACCTTTCGAAGATTTTCAAGTTCGAGTTTTTCGAGTAACTCGGCACATAGGGCTTCCCGTTAGAAGAAGCGGTACAAATGAAAATGATCCAAACAAGAAAAAATGGCAGCTTGCCGCAAATGCTTCTATAGAAAATCTGCGTGCAGTAATAAAAGATTATTTTACTTATCCCTATAGCTCGGTTGCTTCTGTAAGTTTTTCTTCTCGTCAATTCGATGGAGTACCTAAAAGAAGCTATTTGTTAGAAGGAAAACTTGTAAAAGTTCCGTCTACATATACTCCTCGAGAATATTCAACTACAGGTATTGCAAAGTATGAAGGATTCTGGGATGGAGAATTTAGTGAAACTCTTCAATATACGGATAACCCTGCGTGGGTATTTTATGACATCGTAACAAATAATCGTTACGGGGCCGGAAAATGGTTAAAAGAAACAGATATTGACAAATATGCTCTTTATAGAATAGCTCGGTACTGCGATGAGTTAGTAGAAGATGGAAGCGAATTTGACTCAACTTCTCCTCTTGTTATAGGAGAGTTTTACAAAATTAAAACAGTAGGAACCACTACTTGGACTTCTTTAGGTGCTTCTGCAAATACTGTAGACACTATTTTTCAAGCAACAAGTAAAACTATAACAGGCACTGGAACAGCTTGCAAAGTTGAGCCGCGTTTTCGTGCAAATGTATTTCTTACAAAAGCAACTGATGTATACAAAGTACTCAAAGATTTTGCAACAATCTTTCTCGGAATACTTTACTGGCAGGATAGCAAAGTTACTCCTGTGCAAGATGCACCTCAAGATCCTATTTATAACTTTACAAAAGGCAATGTTATAGATGGAGCGTTCTCGTACGAATCTTCTGGTTCTCGTACTCGAGTTAACCAAGTCGTAGTTACTTGGAACGACCCTACAATTAACTATCAACCAGTTCCCTTGGTTGTAGAAGACCGAGAAAGCATTGTACGAACAGGTAGAATTATTAGCGAAAATGTTGTAGCTTTTGGAGCAACTTCCGAAAGTCAAGCCATTCGTTATGGTCGATGGAAACTTTGGACTGCTCAAAATCAAACAGAAATTGTATCATTTAAAACATCTTTGGCAGCTCACTATGTTAAACCAGGAGATATTGTAAATATACAAGATGCCGACAGATTTGGAATTGCTTATAGTGGTCGTACGAGCTCTGCTACTTCTACAACTCTTACTTTTGACCGAAATGTTGCGTTTAATTCAGGTTCTACTTATGAATTGAGTACTCTTGTTACAGAGCCTGCTGCGCTAAATGCATCAGAAGACAGTATTACAATAAACTCAGTAACTTATGAAAGAGGGGAAAAGATAGATCAAGCATATGTGTATAATGGCTCCTCCTACGTATTAGTAAATTTAGATACAGAAGAAAGAGCTTCGAATGCATTTTCAGATGCTTCAGGGACAGAGTTAATTCCTACAATTTGGAAGCCCTATACTTATGTAGAAACTCATGAAATTACAAATCCAGGTAACACTACAAATGCAGTAACTCTTGCAAACTCTGCAACTTTTGACACTACTCCTTCAAAGCATAATATTTGGGCTCTAAAAGAAACTTCTGGCGGCTTGAATGTTGCGGGCTCTGAAAAAATGTACAAAATTTTAAATATTACGGAAGAAAGTCCGAATATATTTGGAATTAGTGCGGTAGAGTATTTCGATGAAAAGTTTACTGCAATAGAAGAAGATTATGCTTTAGGGATAACTCCTTCTACAATTTATATTGAAAACGAGCCAGTAACTATACCTCGACCTGTAAATCCTCGAGTAATTCTTGCTACAGATGCTAAGAAACCTGGAGAAGAGTTAATCTTTGAGTGGGACCAAGAAGACTCAGACTTGATAGCACAATATGAAGTTGTGCATAATATTACCGGAATAGAAAGTCCGATAAGAACTGATAAACGCCAAGTAGCACTCAACAATGTGCCAAATGGTAGTGTAACGTTAAAAGTTCGTGCTATTTCAAGAAAAGGAAATTTCTCTTCTTTCAGTGCTATTGATTACGGAGTTTATGACCCGTATAGCGAAAATGTACCTCGTATGCCAGGGGGTATTCCTAAAGGAGCTATATCAACGGCTCAAGGAATTATTAACTCTAGTAATCAGTTCCAGTTTCAAGCAACAAACACTAGTGTGGCTTCTGTAGCTAACCCTTTTATTACTTATACAATCACTGGCACAAAAAATGTTGCAAATATCTCTACAGACGAAGAATACTATCTTTACCTTGACGTTACTACTCCTTCACTAAAATTATTAGAGTATAATTCTACTGCTTTATCAGACGTACAGTTTTACAGAGATGTAGCTACAGGAAATGCTGCGCTTTC